ATAAAGTTAAGGTGAACACCTCTGATCTGTTCAAGAGGATGCTTGGTATTTTAGAAGATATTAAGCATGAACATGATAGGCAATTTGCTCTGCTATACACCTCTGCCCCAGATTCTTTTAAGCCAGTTGTGCGCCAAGCAAACTATTTAGACGAAGATCAAATGAGTTGGTTACGCAAGCGCGTGCTAGACATGGGCAACGAATCAATCAGAAAGATGTCTTCCGATTTGGAAGTTATCAGAGTAGAATTTCAACACACATTTAAACAATGAAAGAATTATTCGATTTCACAGTCATGCTTCCAAAAGAAGTTGATGTCACAGAAACAAAAGAAGAAAATGGTCAGACCATTACTATTACTAAAAAAGTAACAGAAGAAGTTCCGCATCGCGTAGTTTTTAAGCAGCCGTCGCGCAGAGATATTGAAGACTCTGATCTTCAATTCAGCATTGAGCTTTCTAACTGCGTAAAGAAAGGCATTCTCACAAAAGGTATGTTGCTTAAAAAGTATTCTGATACTGGAGGTCTTTCTTCACAAGACGACTCACAGCGTTTAAGTAGTCTTTACGCCGCAATTGGTAAATTACAACAAAAGTATATGTTGATGAAAACAGAAGATGGCTCTGAATCTTTAGAGAAAAACGACGTTCTTCAACAAATCGCAGTTCTGAGAAAAGAAGCTGTTGATCTTGAAACTGTTTATCTTTCCTTCTTTAACAATACCGCTGATACTATTGCGCAAAACAGCGTTATTCGCTGGTTCTGTTTGAATATGACTCATAAGCAAGTTGCGAATGGGCCAATCGAACCAATGTTTAAAGGATCAACGTACGAACAAAAACTAGACTCTCTTTCGGATCTCGATGAAAACGGCGATCCGCTGTTCACAAAGGTTTACACTAAACTGATTACGTTCACTTCTTTTTGGTATTTCAGTAAAACAGTTTCTAAAGACGACTTCAAAAAACTAGACGAAGACATTGCAGCGGGAAAATTTGAGTGAAATAGACCTATTTATTAGGTTTACAGAAATCATTAAGGGCTACTCAACGGCTGAATACCGTAGTAGCCCTATTTTTGTTAAGCATTTAGGCTGCAATGAAAAAGCTATTTTTGATTTAAGGTACAAACAGTTTCATAAGATAGCGGTAGATAAGGGGATACCTACAGAAGAACAGTCGTTGGAAACTGCAAAAAAAGAAGGTTTTTGGAGCGATAACGATGAAGCAGAAATCGCTAAAATTCAATCTTATATTGAACGGTTGAATGTTACTAAAAAAAATCTTTTTAAATCTTTAGAGATTAAAGAGATTCAGAAAGTAATAGACGAGCAAAAAGAAAAGTTGATAGCTAAATTAACAGAAAGAAGAAGCGTTTTAGGAAAAACTGTAGAAGAGTACGCTTCAAATAGATCGAGCGACTATATTATTTACGAGTCTTTTTACAAAGACGAAGAATTGAAACAAAAATTTTTTTCGATACAAGACTTTGAGGATATGTCTTACGAGGAATTAGTAGAGTTTATCTTGCTTTATAACACATTCATGCACGACTTTATGGATATTAATATCCAGAAAACTGTTCTGATGGACTTCTTTAATCAATATTTTTTGGTACTTGATTATCCGACAGAATTCTTTGGTTTGCCTATGGTAAAACTTACTGATTTTCAAGTAAGAATTATAATGTATGGTAAGATATTTAAGAGTATATTTGACAATGTAGAGAATATTCCTGACAATATTAGAAAAGACCCTGAAGCTTTACTAGCGTATAAGGACAAATCTACCGCTAAAAAAGACTTTGATTCTAAACACGCTCCAAAAGGAGATGTTAGCGCATCTATGGTATTCGGCGCAAGTAAAGAAGATATGGACGATAACAACATGAAGGGCACTTCTCTTAATAAGTTGATGAAAGAGAAAAAAACTCTTAATATGGAAGAGCTAATGAAATTACATGGCGAAGGTTAATCTTTGAGTGTAAAATACTCAAAAGGTTAAAGGATGGCAAACATACTATCAATTCAAGGAAAAGTTACTGGTATTAATGAGTCTGTTCAAGCGCAAGAAAAGGCGCTTAAGCCGCTTAATATACAAGCTAATGTTAAATTAAATGAAGGGTCATTAGGAAAATTATCTCAGCCACTTGGAAGGGTTACTGGGCTTGCTACAGAGTTTGAAAAGTCTATCGCAGCATCTAATGCTCGTGTTATCGCCTTCGGCGCTTCGGTAGGTATCATAAACGGTATTCAAAACGCCTTTGCAAGCCTTGTAACAACGACAATAGAAGTCCAAAAAAGTTTAGCTCAAATCGGTGCCGTTAGCGGAAAAAGCGGAGATGAGCTTAATCGTTTCGGTGATAGTCTTTTTGAATTGGCGAAAAATACTGGACAATCATTTAAAATAGCAAGCGAAGCCGCCGTTGAATTCTCTCGTCAAGGTTTAAGTTTGCAGGAAACCTTATCTAGAACTAACGATGCTTTAACGCTGGCTAGATTCACTTCTTTAAGCGCGGCTGATGCTGTTGATGTTTTAACTGCTGCGGTAAATTCTTTCGGCAGTTCAGGATTAACAACCTCAGAGATTTTAAATAAATTAGTCGCCGTAGATAGCAAATTCGCCGTTTCTGCTGCTGATTTAGCTAACGGTTTATCTCGCGCTGGATCTATCGCTCAAGATGTTGGCGTATCTTTTGACGAATTAAACGGCATAATTACAGCCGTTCAAGAAAAGACTGCGCGTGGTGGCGCTGTAATTGGTAACGCATTTAAATCTATTTTCACAAGAATCAGATCTGAAGATACGATTCAAGCTTTACAAAAAATAGGCATTTCTTCGGTAGATGCTGCTGGCAACGTAAGACCAGTCGTTCCAATCCTTAAAGAATTGGCGTCAACTTTAAATACTCTATCTGGCACAGAAAAAATTCAAGCATTAGAAGCGGTAGGTAGCAAATACAACATCAACATTTTAAATGCTTTACTTCAAGATTTAAATTCTGCGGAAAGTCAATTTGATAAATCAAAAACAACATCTTCTAATGCAAGTAGTGAAGCTTATCAAAGACAAATAGAATTAAATAAATCGCTAGATGCGATAATCAATAGCGTTTCTGTTTCCACGGATAAATTAGCAAATTCAATAGGACGAATTGGAGTATCGGATAATTTAAAAGGTTTGTTAAACTTTTTCGGGGATTTAGTATCGTCAATTAATAGTGTTATAGATTCAGAAGGAATTGGGGGAAATATAGCAAAAGGTTTAATTAGCGGCTTAGGAGGAGTGTTTTTTAAAGTAGGTATTCCTGTATTGACTGCTTTGTTTGTAATATTAACAAAAAATATTATTCAGTTCGGGGCTGAATCTTTACAGACTATTCTAGGATTAAATTCTAAAGTAAAAGAAAGAGAGGCTTTAGAGCAAGCGGTATATAATACATTGATTAGTAACGAAAGCGTAATGCAGCGGATGAACTCTCTTGCTGGAGATAGAAAAGCGCAAGAAAAAGCTTTGTTGAAAATTTATAATGATCAAGAAATTGCTTTAAAAAAGGTTAGAGATATATCTGTCGCTCTTGCCCCAGCTATTCAAACAGGTGGATTTAGCGCGACATCAGGGAAACTTGTAAAGAAAGGCTCATCTGGATATTTACCAGCTCAAGAAGCCGCCGATGTTAGCCGTGGAGTTGGAGGAGCTAGCTCTTCATCTAAAGTAGTTTCTATTCCAAATTTTGCTTTTGGTGGCGGCAAAAAGGGAACAATGATCGCTAATACTAGCGAGTATATTGTGCCTAATTACGCTAACGGTGGATCGGCTATCTTTAACCAAGATATGATTAGATCATTTGGCCTTCCTGCTGGAGCTAAAAAACTCGGAGCAGCTGGTGGATACGTTCCAAATTTTGCTAATGAAATAGGAGTTAGACCAGCATCTACTATAGCTGGAGATGATTTTGAAGAAAGAGTCCGTGATTATTTGGGCGTGCCTGAAACAAGAGGATCGAACGCAATTTTTGATTTTTATCCTGGCGATTTAGATAAAGCCCCTCAAGACAAAAAAAATGCTTTAGGTGTTAAAGGATCTTGGGGAGATCTTAAACTTAATTTTAATGAGTACGCTAGAAAAAGTATATTAGCCAAATTAATAAACGGCAACCAAGATACCGCTCCAGATAAAATAATAAAGGCAACAAAAGCTAATAGACAATCTATTTCGCTTAACGAAACTTCACAAATTGATGGAGCAACTCTTTTTTATAAAGCTTTTGACAATAATCCAAAACAAGGACAATCAGAGATTAAACAAACATTGGGGACAATTTTAAAAGAAGGAAAACAATCTACAAAACTTTTAAGTTTATTTGATGAAATTAGAACTGATCCTGGCGCTGTTAAAAAAGTAGGTATGCTAAAAAATAATGCGGGCAAAAAAATGTCCAGCATAATGGTAAAGGCGAATTTAGAAGAAAACGCTATTATTGATCCTGAGTCTTTTCAAACAGGAGCCGCTTCATTAGGTTACATTCCTAACTTTGCAGACCCATTAAAAGCTGCCGTTGAAAGAGAAATGGCGGCTGGATTAGATCCTTCTCAAATCCGCATCACAAAAGACGCAAGATTAAAAAATGGAAAAAATCCAGAAGGATTTGCCGTCATTAACACAAGAGACGAACCAGATGGGAAGATTCCAAATTTTGCCGACGATAAACCAGCTCAAGGCTCAGGAATGTTTGGGGGTAATAGAAAAGATAAAAGAGCCGCACTAAAAGAGTTAGATTCAATTGCAGGACAAAAAAAAGAAATAGAGTCATCTAATATTTTAAGCGACGCAAAGAACAAACTAACTAAAGAAATTATTTTAAGTCAGATAGCTTATAGAAATGGATCAATTAACGAAAATAATTTAATAGAAAAGATAAAGTCTTTATCTGTGACTTACGGGTTAAACGAAACTGCGCAAAAAAATCTTTTAACAAATACTGAAAGTTTTATATCTAAAATAAAATCAAGTCCAGCGGCAAATATAAAAAATTTGCCATTCCCAAGTTTAGAAGGAGTACCTGTTTCAAAAACAAGCAAAGCAAATAAAGAGCCACAAGAATTTAATCCTACAAAATTTTTCGCATTACAAGCGGCAGCAGTAGGAGCTACATCAGCAATGCAATCTTTAGCTAAAGAAGGATCAGGAGCTGCAATGAGTTTAGAAGCTGCTGGAGGAGTTTTAGGGACCGTGTTTACGGGGCTTTCTTTTATAGGCACGAAAATAAATCCTTTGGTTGCCGTAGTAAGCGTTGCGACATCTGCTTTTGCTAATTTAGCTCCAGTAATAGGCAAATATATAAGTTCACTAGAAACAGAAGGAGAAAGATTTTCCAAGCAATTAAAAGAATTGGGCGATCAGGCCAAAAAAACAGGAGAAGAATTAACTGCGGAAAAGATTTTAGGTTTATTGGGGGATGCAAAAACAAAAGGAGAAGAAGCTAAAGAACAACAATCCCTTGAACTACAAGTTTTAAATCAAGCTAACAGTTTAGGAGTAACATCTAGCAGCGGGGATGCTAATGGTTTAAGTGAGTCAGAAATACAAAATATATTAAACGTACTCCGAGCAATGGGGGGCGTTGAAGGCGTTGGGATAGATAAAAAAATAAACAAAGATATATTAACAAGTTTTCTAACACAATCTACAAAATTACAGACAATTCCTAGCCCAGAATTAGGAGAAGAACTTAAAGTAAGAAAATTTGACTTAAATGCTTTTAGAGAAGTTTCAAGGAGACCTTTGGAAGAAGTTGTAGCAAAAGCAAAAAAGAGAGCTGAAACAAATATTGATTTACGTGAATCGGGCGGAGTTAGAGAACTTCAAAAAAGAGAAGTTATTTTAGCCAGACAAGCAGAACAGGAGTTTTTAATAAACGACGCTTATCAAAGAAGAATTAATACGTTAGACGAAGAATCTAAAAAACTTAGAGAGAATAATTCAATTCTTACTGAAAAACAAAAAATTGAAAAAGAATTAATAAATTCGCAACAAAGAATAAACGCGGAAGCGAAAAAAGAAAGAGAATTAAGTATTTTATCTGTAAGAACTTCTCTTCAAAAAGCAAAAGAACAAGGATCTCTTGTGTCTTACAAGCCATTGGTAAAAAATAGTCCATTTATAAATAGAGAATCATATGATCAAGAATCAAATTTTAATATAAAATCAATATTAAATTCGGATTTTTCAAGACCTTCTTCTGTAGCTAGGAAGGGTTCTATTTCTGCGTTAGAAAACCCTTTTGTAAATAATAGAAAAATACCTATACCAAGATATGGAGATGATTTAGGAAAAGATGCTAAAGGGCCATTAGAAAATTTATCTGACGATACTATAAAACAAATTTTATCTAAAATTAACCAAGGAGAGGGGCAACAAGCGGCGGCTAGTTTAATACCTGGTTTTGCGAAAGCAAGTATAGAATCTCAAACAAAAGTTTTAGATAGTTTAAAACCAGCAGCTGAGTCTTTAAGAAAAGCCGATATCGGAGAAGCGAACAGGTTATTTAAAGCTGCTATTGAAAAAGCTATTCCTCAAACAGATAAGAATGCGAAAGAAATAGAAGGTTTAAATAGCATCATTGCAAACTCAACGCAAGCTAATGAACTGTACGCTCAAAATGTAGAGTTAGCTGCCCAAAAATACGAAATCGACGCTAAAAATAAAGCAATCTCTGCTCGTATTGAAGTAGATAACATGGCTAAAAATGCTAAAGTTGATGACGAACTAACGGCATTTAAAAAAGTTACTTTGGAGCAGTATAAAACAGGTTATACCGAAGATGTAAAGCGAGCTAATATCGCTAAAAAATTAACGGATGCAGAAGACGCTTTAGTCAGATCAGAAAACGATAAAAACGAAAACAACAAAGTTGATGTGGCTTTAACGAGACAAAGATTTGGTGCGGAAAGAAACGAAATCAGAAGAAAGATTACTATTCAAGATGCATATAATTCTCAAATAAGTCAATTGGCTTTAGATCAAAAAGTAGCAGATGAACTTAGATTAGAAAAATCTAGTTTAATTGATGCCACAAGAAAGTTAACGGCTCAATATAATAATTTAGCGGCGGTTACAGAAAACGAAAAAACTAAAATATCAAATCAATTAGGTAGTGAAATTATATCTACAATATCTAAAGGAGACGCTTACTCTGGAACTTCAATTAATTTAAGGGAACAAGCCAAAGCTTCTGTATTAAAACAAAATCTTAAAGGTAAAGAATTTAAAGATCTTTCTTTGGAAGAGCGCTCTAACTTAACAACTGGAAAAGCTAACACTATCGGACAAAACCTGAGAATCGAAGGTTCTGGTTTATTAGATGAAGCTAAAACATTTCAACAAATACTTGGGCAAGATACCCCAAAAGCATTAGCTGACGGTTTAACTGAAGCTATGAAAGTTGGTCTTTCTGGGGCCGATAATATTGGAGAAGCTTTACAAAATGTAGCTAAATCTTTCCTGCAAACAATTCAATCCGCAATGTTAGAGTCTGCCTCTAAAAATATAGTTGGAAGTTTTACTGCTGCTATTGGAGGATCTCAAGGAGGATACGTTAAAAAATTCGCTACTGGCGGTATGGTTACTGGCGGATCTGGAATCCGTGATGACGTACCAGCAATGTTAAGCGCTGGTGAATACGTTATGCGTAAATCTGCCGTTCAAAAATATGGCGCGGAAAATATCGCCAAGATGAATGATGGTGGCATTTTTCTTCCTGGTGTTCGTGGTGGATCAGCAATTTCTGGATACGATCAATTATCTAAGTTTGCAAATCAAACAACAACAAGCGGCGCTACTGATATATTGCAAGGAACTGGATCAACAGCTTACGCTAATCTTGAAGATCAAAGCTCTAGACTCTCTAGATTTGGATTGATGAACGAAGATACTATTAAAGGAGAAGTTACTAGTGCTCAACAACAAGGTTTAGATCTTATCGCTAAGAGAGAAGCTTACAGAACACAGCAAAGAAAAGCTATGCAACAACAGATTATTTCTACCGTGGCTTCTATTGCTGTTGCTTATGGAGCTGGAAAATTAAGATCAGCAATGAAGACTAAACCAACAACGAAATTAGATTATGGGCAAAATAATTTTAAAGGTGGAATTGAAAATTTAAACAATACTGTTTTAAATAATCAAGGATTGGCAAATGCGATTCCAAATGATAAATTTGAAAGTTTATATTTTAATTCTGCACCTCGCGTTGGAGTTGGAAATGCAATTGGATATAGAGGAGGAGCATATGGCGGAATGATCGCTGGATTTAACAATGGTGGCGGACCAACAGATGATATTCCAGCCTTATTAATGGGCGGCGAATACGTTATGAATCGCGCCACCACCCGTAAGTACGGCAAACAGTATCTTGACTCAATGAATACTGGTCGCGCTAGATTTGCGGATGGCGGCGAAGTTGGCATGGACGCTACCGTAGAATCGTCAGACTCTAAGGCAAAAATTGACTCTAAAACAGGAACCGCAGTAAACATTAGCATTAATGTTTCTGGCAGTAGTTCTTCTAGTGAGTCACAAGGTCAAACATCACAAGGTGGCGTAGATTATAAGAAGATGGGAGAACGGATTAAGGCTGTAGTGCTTGAAACCATTAACGAAGAAAAACGTTTAGGGGGAGCACTCAGAAGTAGATAATGAGCAAAAATTCATCAGTCTCTAATTACGATAATAGTTTATACATTAGCGGCCACAAAATATTTGGCGTTAATAGTGTTAATTTTGGCTACTCTCTTCCAGTTGACCATGTTAGTGTCATTGGTTATTCAAAGTTTAAAACCTTCACTTCTAGCGCGCCGCAATCTTCTTTAAGCGTTCAGAAATACTTATCTCCTGCCGATTTCTTTTTAAATTTTACAGGATTAAATCCTCTAGTTGGAGGAGTAGATTATAAAGGAAAAAAGTTTGGCTTTAATTCGGCTTACCTTACATCGTATTCAGTTGCCGCTTCTGTTGGCAATTTCCCAAATCTAAATGCAAGCTTCTCTATATTTGGAGACGTAGGAGATGAATTTGGAGGAAATGGAGCTTCTGAAACTGGAGCTTTGAGAGTCGTAAGGCCCGGTGATATTAGAATCGAGTGCGACGGAAGCGGCACTAACAGAATTGAATCCTTTACTTATTCGTTAGAATGCAAAAGAGAAGCTTACTATCATCCAACAGGTAGCGGCGCAATGGAAGTTGTTACAGTTAAACCGTTTAAAGTAAATGCTGATTTTACTATCGGCGTTGATGACTATGAAGCTAAAAGGGCTTTTGACTACTTGTTGAATTCTAATAGTAGAAAGATTACTATAGAGATAGGCTCATTAGCTACATTTACAATGGACAATATGGAGCTTATATCAGAAACTTTAAATACATCTTCTACCGATGATTTGGTGATAACTCTTACATATCAAGGATTCATCTAATGTCTTTCTTTTACGATAGAGATCAAAATATATCTGGGTCTATACCTGCAACGTTAGACTATACGCCTTCTTATGGCGCTACAGTTGAATTCTCCGCAGACTTGTCGGCATATACTACCACAGATAACTATCTGCACATTATGCCAAAAGGATTGAATCATTTGCAAATGAAAATGAATCTTCCGTTTGAGAACAAAAAGCAAGAAGATGCGCGCAAAATACTTGGTTACATTGAATCTTTAAATGGTACTGGTCATTTCTTATATACTGATCCAGCTCAAATTTATAAACCGATTCGTATGTTTTGCGACAATATCGAAAACTCATTTAATGAAAACGATCTTCATACAGTTAGCGTATCTTTGAGTTCTGATCAAGCTGCGTCGTTGTTAAAATGGGACACTGCTTACGTTACAGGTAGCAATATGAAAGGCGAGTATTCTGCTGGAGTAGCTTACTCTAGATTTGATGTAGTAAGAAATATCGCCGCAAATGCAAACAATTTATACGATTCTTTTTACTATGTCACTGGTGACATTAGCGTAGGCGAAAATACTGCGATCTCTAACTCGAAATTTACAAAAGAGTTTTTCTTTCAGCCAACTTATCCAGCTCAAGTATCAAAAGAAACATCTGTAATCAAAACAGAGCTGCCGTATTCTTTCACGAAAAGAGCTGATTTCGGAATGCACGCTAATGTTTTAAAATCATTAAAACTAGATTTCAAAGGAATTTCGGATAACGAGGCTAGATGTATTTTGCACTTTTTATGCGGTAAACAAGGATATAGAAAATTCCAATATAAGTTTCCAAAGATTTACGATCAAAACAAACTCTTCTTTTCAAATCAATGGAGTCACACGTTCGTTTACAAAAACGTAAATGATATTTCTTTAACTCTAATAGAAGATCCGCTTGGGGCAAGAAAGGCTTACTAATGAGAAAACTAATTTCATACGAAATGGAAATGATGTTTGTTGGTTCGCGGGATGCGTTCGTTACTGCGAGTAACACTGGCAACGCAGTTTCTCGCTTAGACTTTATTCAGAGCTATGGCTTTTCTTTTAATATGGATCGCCAGCCGTTAAAGCAGATTGGGTCTTCAGCGTTTGCTGCAAGACATAGCCAATTATCTCCAGATGTAGAATTGGACGTTTCTTATTTATTGAATGACGGATGGAATGAAAAACATTTAGGATTAGATTTTACTGATAACGCCTACACAAATCCTTTATATACTATTTTAACTGACGATAAAGATAGAAACTTTTATGTAATGATAGCTAACGATCAAGCTAAAGATGCTGTAGCTTCTTTTACTCCAACTGATTTTAATGTTTTGGGAATAGGTAATACGTATTTAGGTTCTTATAGTATTAGAACGTCTGTTGGTCAAATGGCCGAAGTTAGTTGCAAATACGTTGGCGCTAACGCGCAGATTACGAACTACTCAGCTACAAATTATGTTCCAGCCGTAAATACAGCTCTGGCGGGAGAAGACTCGCAAGCGCAAAACAAGAGATATGGGTTTAATTTTTATAACGCTTCTAGACCAACTAGAATTCAAAACGCATTTACTGGAGTGTTTGATGGAGGTTGCCCTTACAACTCAACAAGTATTGTCGCTACAAACAACAGCGGATCAGCGGGAATTAAGTTTGGTTTTGTATTCGATAATTTTCAATCGTTAGATATTGCGGTTAACTTAGAAAGAAAAGCTCTTTATGGATTTGGCAGCAATTATCCTTTTGCTAGAAAGATTCAAAAACCAATAGTGGGAACAATGTCTTTGGATTCTATAGTGAATTCTTTTGATGCTGAAAAGCTTAATGAGAAGTTCACGCAAGAAGATGTGTCCGCTGCTGGTTATGATTTTGACATTTTGTTTAAAAACTCCAACCAAGATAAAAAACTAGGAGTAAAGATACAGAACGCCAAATTAGATTCGTATTCAATTAATGGTCAAATTGGCGACAAGTCTATAATTCAAACATCTTGGTCGTTTGAGATTACCGAATCGACAGGTATCTTAATATCTGGAGCTTACAATCAGCCAACGTTAAGCGCGATTTATACTAACGAATCTATCAATCCTTAATGTAAATATAAGTATGAGCAAGAGAATAACAGAACTTCCTTTGGCGACTCAGTTAAACAATGAGGATCAATTCATATTTTATAGCAATTCTGACAAAGAAACGCAAAGAATCAATGCTGGAATTTCTCTTAACGTTATCGCTAATAATCTGCCCAGCGTATTAAAGGCAACAACAAATGCTAGCTTAGGTATAGCTAATGCTGCCTTGGCTGACGCAAAAGCGGCTGAAGCTCTTGCGAACGCGGCAACCGCACAAGCATCAGCAGAAGGAGCGCAAACATCCGCAGACGGAAAAGCTAAAGTTTATTATCAGTCATCGGCTCCAACTGGCGGAACTTATAACACTGGAGATATTTGGTATGATACTGATGATAATTATAAAATATATGTAAGATCAGGATCATCTTGGGTTGCTAGTTTTGGGCCAATGCTTAAATTAGATGGAAATAATAATATTTCTGGCCTTTTAAAAGCAGATGGAACAGATAAAAGTTTTGTTTTGGTTGCTGACAATTTTCAAGTATGGAATGGAGTTAGCGCTGAAGTTCCATTTGAAGTTGTAGAAGATCCATCAAATCCTCCTAATCAAGTAGTAAGAATTAAAAACGCTCAAATTCAAACTGTTGATGCCGGAAAAATAACTTCTGGTTTTTTATCTTCTCAGGTTCTTGAATTAGCCAACGCAAACGCTTATTTACAATCAAGTTCTTTCATTGAAACTTGGACTTCTGGTAAAGTTTTTAGACAAAAAAGTTTAGGCAAAGCTACTCCTAGCGATCAATTGCAGTGCAAGGTTGAGCAGGCAAATGGAACGTTTATTGTTTACGATTGTCTTTCTACTCACACATCGAGTGGAGCTTCGTTTCCGGGTGTTGGCGGGCTTTGGGCGCAGACTTCTACGCAGCCATCCGCGCAATCTATTGGCTTTAGAATTGTTGGCAATGGTCAAGCTGAATTTAATGGAGTGTCTGTAAGAGGAGATGTTTTAGCGTTGACTGGTTATTTTGGTGATAATAAAAACGTAACTAAAATTGGAGCTAATGGATTAACTATCGGAAATCAAGGATATATTAAGTCAGACGGAATCACCTATGCTGCAACAGCTTTTTCTGGTAATGGATTTTTCTTAGGTAACACACAGGGAGAAGGACAAGAAAATGCTTATCAATTTTATATTGGAAACGCGGCTACGAGTAAATTTTTAAGATGGGACGGAACTAATTTAGTTATCAACGGTAGAATAGCTACTGGAAGTGTATTAGGTGATTCAAATTCAGGCAGCTCTGTTAATAGCCAAGGCGGTTTAATTATTGGATCTACAATAGGAATTAGAAGAAACGTAGATGATAATGTATTATCAATAACAGGAGGAACCGATAACTGGGGCGCAGTTGGCGCTGATAATGGCGCAGGACAAATAGATTTGGTTGGCAAAAACAGTCTAATAGGAAATGCTGGAGTTGTTCAATTAATTGGCGGAAAGGCTCCTACTGGAGACATTCTTTTAAGAACTTGGTTAGGAACTGAAAATTATTTTAATGACTGCTTAACCGCCAGTAGAAATGGGTCTGTAGGTATAAATGATACAGCGCCATCTAATTCAAATGGAATTAAACTTGACGTTTACGGAAGCATGAGGATAAGAGAAGGTGTTGTTTATTCAACTTATTCAAGTCCATTTAATGGATATACTGTTGCTCTTAACGATGGAGCCAATAACATTAGATTTAAATATGACGATGGTTTATACGCTAAGATTAATGATAGTGAGCCTATATTAATTGGCGAAGGCGGAGAAGGCAATCAAGGCAATCAGGGCGAACAAGGCTTTCAAGGCTATCAAGGCAATCAGGGCGAACAAGGCGAACAAGGCGAACAAGGCGAACAAGGCGAACAGGGCGATCAAGGCTTTCAAGGCTATCAAGGCTATCAAGGCGAACAAGGCGAACAAGGCGAACAGGGCGATCAAGGCTTTCAAGGCTATCAAGGCTATCAAGGCGAACAGGGCGAACAGGGCGAACAGGGCGAACAGGGCGAACAGGGCGAACAAGGCGAACAGGGCAATCAAGGCTTTCAAGGCTATCAAGGCTATCAAGGCGAACAGGGCGAACAAGGCGAACAGGGTGATCAAGGCTTTCAAGGCTTTCAAGGCTTTCAAGGCTATCAAGGCTATCAAGGCTATCAAGGCGAACAGGGCGAACAGGGCGAACAAGGCGAACAAGGCGAACAGGGCGATCAAGGCTTTCAAGGCTTTCAAGGCTATCAAGGCTATCAAGGCGAACAGGGCGAACAGGGCGAACAAGGCGAACAAGGCGAACAGGGCGATCAAGGCTTTCAAGGCTATCAAGGCTATCAAGGCTATCAAGGCGAACAGGGTGAACAGGGTGATCAAGGCTTTCAAGGCTATCAAGGCTATCAAGGCTATCAGGGCGAACAAGGCGATCAAGGCGCAGCTGGCACTAACGGTACTAACGGTACTAACGGTACCAACGGTTCACAAGGCGATCAAGGCTATCAAGGCTATCAAGGCAATCAGGGCGAACAAGGCGATCAAGGCGCAGCTGGCACTAACGGTACTAACGGTACTAACGGTACCAACGGTTCACAAGGCGATCAAGGCTATCAAGGCTATCAAGGCAATCAGGGCGAACAAGGCGATCAAGGCGCAGCTGGCACTAACGGTACTAACGGTACTAACGGTACCAACGGTTCACAAGGCGATCAAGGCTATCAAGGCTATCAAGGCAATCAGGGCGAACAAGGCGA